CCCTGACCGTTCGCGTGTTGGTCGGTGGGGGGCTACCTCTGGCGAGGCGACCGGGGCTTGGAATCTCGGGTCGGTGGGGTTCGATCCCCCCTAGCTCCACCGGGGTAAAACTGTCGGGCAGTTAGTAAGATAACAGTATGACGGTGGCCTCGCAATCGTGCTCCACGATTGCGAGGCTCGCAGACACAGGTGCGTGCCCCTTGCGCGCCTGATTGGATTCTCCTACATTGCGCCTGTCCGTTAGTTAGTTAACTAACCTTACTCACTAACATGGCCAAGGCGATACGAGCCCGAGAGGGGAAAGGGAGACGGCTTCCGTGCAGTATCCCTTTCACCAATGCTGAGATTGCGCTGATCGACCGCGCAGCCTACGAAACCCGTGCGCGCTCACGGTCTGAATACGTCCGTCGGGTCACGCTGCGCGCGGCGCAGCGCATGATGAGCCGAATGGCGAAGAGCGCCGGAGCATAGCATGGGACTCGACATCACAGCGTATCGCGATCTGCGACCGGCCGCTACCGGCGAAGGGTTGCATCCCGAGTACAAGGATGACGTTGATTATGAGCGCGGCTATGTGCGCTTGCATCTCAACTCAGCCTTCCCCGGCCGTGCTGATGAATTCACGAACGGTGGCGTCTACAAAGCGAGCGATAGCCTACGGTTTCGTGCTGGCTCATATAGCGGCTATAACCAGTGGCGCAAACAACTCGCGGAACTCACGCAAGCATATCGTCCTGTCTTGTTGCGACATGAGCCCTCGCATGCGGCAGGCGCGTGGAAAGCGAGCGAAGGCCCATTCTACGAGCTCATCAACTTCTCTGATTGCGAAGGGGTGTTAGGCACTGCGGTCAGTACGAAACTCGCCCAAGATTTTGCTGCGTTCCAAGCGAAGGCAGACAGACACGACGACGAATACTTTCGCAGGAAATACGCCGAATGGCGTCGTGCGTTCGAGATGGCCGCAGATAACGGCGCCGTCTACTTTCACTAGAGGCGAAACGGATGATGACCCGCACCTACACAGACGGCCAGAAAGTGCCGGACGATATCGAGATCGAAGTCGTGGACACGCCAAAGGGCGAGGAGTTCTCCCACTACTGCGCGGAAGGTCCGGGCCATGAGTGGGTCTGGATGGACCGCTACGAATCGTGGATCTGCCAAGGCTGTGCCGCGTACGGGTCCGAGATCGAAGAGGATGAGCCCGAGACCGCGCATCTGGCCGCGCTGGCCGACCCGGCCGCTGGCGATGATTCGTTCCCGAACGACGATGTCACCGTGGACGATGGTGACGAAGAACTGGCGTTCTAATGAGCGACTCTACTAGCGAGATCAAGATCGGCCAGTGTTGGAAACGACTGCGGTCACGTTTTGCAGAACCGTTCGTAGTGATGCGTCGCGAATACTGGTGGTTACAGCGTCCGTCACGTCACTTCGGGGAAGTATGCAGCAGTGACTATCTCAGATCCGCGTTTCAACTCCTTTCCTCGACCATCGAACCCCATCATAAGGCTGCGCTCTATCACGCACTGCGCAATATGTCCTCGCCCTTCGAGACGTTTGCGGTCCTTGCCATGTTCTACGATGCGGCCGAAGCGGTCTACAGCGAACGCAAGGACACCGAGCAGGCTGAGCTCTGTCGCGTGGCCCGCGACGGTGCAGAGATGGTGCGTGCGTTGCTGAGCGAGACTGGAGCCGCCAACGAAACGCGCACGAACGAACTCTTGCAGCAGTTGCGTGCGTCGATCGACGCGACGCGGTTGCGCATCCCACACCAGGGACTCCAACCATAACGATGCGCCCCGATACACTGGCAGGTGCATTGCTCGTCCTCGTCGTGACATCCGTGCTGGCGATCGGCGGGTTGTGCTTAATGGCGAACGAGACCCTGCCTGGGCGACGACTGCGTCGGATCGCCGGCGTGCTGGTCGTACTCGCGGTCGCGATCTACTGGCTGAGCAGCGGCCTCTTCTCCAGCGGATGCTGCTAATGAGGACTCACAGAGAGGAAAGTATGAGCACAGCAGCCGAGGACAGTTCTCACTCAAAGATGCCGGGCGACACAATGCGCGCTGTCGCGCTGCCTGATGGCACTGCATTCAGTGTGTGGTCACGCCCGCTCCCCAAGGATCACTGGCTATACGCTGAAACGTTTAATGCGCCGCCCATGCCGTTTCGCATGGGGGTCAATGATCCGCGTCGCCAAGAATGGGCTGAGAAGATTCGAGCAGCGGCTCGATATGCCGTGCGTGGCGCGACGCTGAATGGCAAGGATCAAGATCTCGATCCCGACGCACTAGTGAGCAACATGGTGGTCGGCATGCTTGGGTACTTCACGGCGGACGGCCTAACGAGTTGTCGCGCGGACGAAGCATGGGCTGACCCGCATCCGACACCACCCTTGTTCTCTCAAGAGAAGCCATGACCGCCGCCGACGCGCTGGTGCGCTTCGATCGCCGCATCGCAGACACGGTGTTCAAGTTCGGCGTCGGCTGCTATCCAACGTTCACGTTGAAGGAAGCCCAAGAGATCAGTGCGGCCTGGCACGCCCACCTAACGATGCTTAACCCTGTACCTGTACCAACTACAGAGAGGAAAGCATGAGCACGGCATTAGCAGTGCAGCATGACGCGGGCGTGACGCCGATGCGGCCGCAGTGGACGCGGGAGCAGATTGATCTCCTCAAGTCCACGGTCGCCAACGGATGCACGGACGACGAGCTCGCGCTCTTCAGTTACGTGTGTGCCCGTACCGGACTGGACCCGTTCGCGAAGCAGATTTACGCGATCAAGCGCAGCGGGAAGATGATCATCCAGACCGGGATTGACGGCTTCCGGTTGAATGCCCAGCGCTCGGGCGAGTACGAGGGACAGGCCCCGACGCAATGGTGCGGGGCGAGCGGCCAATGGACAGACATCTGGACGTCCGCCGAGCCACCACATGCAGCGCGCGTTGGCGTCTGCCGCAAGGGATTTCGTGAGCCGCTGTACGCGATCGCACTCTATGACGAGTACGTGCAGCTCAGCGATGGCAAGCCGACGCAGATGTGGAAGCAGCGTCCTGCGGGACAACTCGCCAAGTGCGCCGAAGCCTTAGCGCTCCGCAAAGCCTTCCCGCAGGAATTGTCCGGGCTCTACACGATCGACGAGATGGAGCAGGCCAGCAACAGCGCGCACCAGGCGCCCCCGGTCCGGCTCACGCTCGAGGAGGCCGTGCAAGTGCAGGTCCAGAAGCGCGCGTTAGGCACGTTCGGTACGGACGGACTCCGCAAAGTGGGGCAGTGGGCAAGCGAGCAGATCGAGGCGAAGGGCTCGTTCGATGAGCGCCTACAGACGATCTTCATCGCCTGTTCGATGATCCTGGAAGCACGCGAGCAGGGCACGCTCAAGGAACCGCTATCGAAGGCCAAGGCCAAGAAACCGGACGAGACGCCGGACTCGGCGGACGCGCAGACCGACAGCGATTTGCCGTTCTAGCGCCCGTGCTTGAGCCCTCGATGCCTAACGTCACAGGTCCAGCCGAGGACCTTCTTGCTCTCGGTCGCGGGTTGTTCAGCACGGTGCTAGTTGATCCACCTTGGCGCTTTCAGAATCGCACTGGCAAGATGGCTCCCGAACACCGCCGTCTTAGCCGTTACGGCACAATGGCGTTGACAGAAATAATGGAGCTTCCCGTCGCTCAAATAGTCGGCGAACGCGCGCATCTCTACCTGTGGGTGCCTAACGCGCTTATCCTCGAAGGTCTCGAAGTCATGAAGCGGTGGGGCTTCACGTACAAGACGCACGTTGTGTGGTACAAAACTCGTAAGGACGGTGGGCCAGATGGACGCGGAGTAGGCTTCTATTTCCGTAACGTGACTGAACTTCTGCTATTCGGGATTCGAGGCCGGAACAATCGTACCTTACCGCCAGGACGCCGCCAAACGAACATCATCGTCTCGCGAAAGCGCGAGCACTCGCGCAAGCCAGACGAGCAGTATCGGATCATAGAAACGTGTTCCTCCGGCCCGTACTTAGAAATGTTCGCGCGGCATGCGCGCCGAGACTGGGTGCAATGGGGCAACGAAGCGCCCCGCTTAGTGGAGGATCAACTCACGTGACGCGCTCCCGCACAATCACGTTCGACATCGAGACCGTTGCGACGGACGCGGCGACCGAGGCCGTGCTGACGGCACCGTTTGATGAGGCCGCGTTCACGCCGAAGGGCGGCGCGACCAAGCCGGAGACTATCGCGCGCCAGCTCGAGGAAGCCCGCGCGGAGTGGGAGACAGGCAAGCTCGCACGCGTCGATGCACTCGCGCTCAGCCCACGGACCGGCCGGATCGTGTGCGCCGGCACGTCGGCCAATGGGAGCGAACCGATTGTCCTGCGTGCGGTCCAGGAAGCCACCGAATCCAGTGTGCTGTTCGGCGCATGGGCCGACATTCTGAGCGGGGCTTTGCTCGTCTCCTTCAACGGGCTCGCGTTCGATCTGGCGTTTCTGGTCACGCGGTCGGTCTTGTTAGGCGTGCGGCCTGCCGGCATCGGTCCACGGGTGGCGCCATTGTTCCGCCGATACAGCTATGCGCCGCACTTCGATGTGCGCATGGTTCTATCGAATTGGGACCAGCGCGCATCAGGGACTCGTGCCGAGTGGGCTGCGGCCTTCGGGCTTAAGCCGCAGACGTTGGATGGTTCTGCGGTCGGCGCGTTGCATCGTGCCGGTGATCACGACGCGATTGTCAAACATTGTAGCGCGGACGTGTCCGAGACCTACCACATGTTCACGCAGTTAGCACCATTCTACGGTGTGGAGATATGAGCGGGGTCACTGTGTGTAAACGTTGGCCCACCGCTCGGCCAGACCCGGACTGGTTCGCGATCCTGCGCGTTGGGGACGTGTTGCAGCGTGGTCGGCACGGGCCGCTGCGCGTCGTGCGTGACGTGCATCGGTATTCCGCCCATAGTTGGAACCGACACCGACGGCGTCAGGCGGGCCGGCTCGGCTCCATCACGTTCGCAATTCGCCACTGCTCGTGGACGAAACGACCGTATACGGTGTACACGGCGAGCGACCTCAAGACATTCGGTTATCGGTACGTGGGCGCTCGCGTGCGGTTAGATAGACCTATCGACAAACGCTTGGCTGTCGCAATCCGCGACTCTACTAATCAGTCGCTAAAATGCTGCGCGGTACGAGGCCTGCCATGACTACCGTGCCATTCTACCAACGTTATCTCGTTCTGATTGATGGCCAAGTTGCCGGACTTGATGCCAACGGCATTCTGGCCTATACACTATCTGTTCTTCCACATACGGAGCAACGGGAACTGCCGATGGTATACGCAGCGCATGTGTTCACACTCGAGGAGGCGGCCAAGACTATTGGGCGATCGGGGGCCCCAATGGTTTCACGAAGGTCAGAAGCTACCGACGTTTGAGTTAGTGTTTGTCGATGCCTAACGCCCAGCCCGTCCGGATTGTCTGGCATCAGGGCCGGCTGTGGCTCGTCGGACGGATCAGACGCTGCACACGATCGAACAATTCACTTCCACCGGAGACTTCTCATGGCTCGTAAGACTGCAGTACCAACGATCTTCCGTCAGGGCGATGTCGCGCTGGTGCGCGTTACCAGCGTCCCGGCAGACGCCAAGAAGCGCGCGAAAGAGAACGGCCGCGTGATCCTTGCCCACGGTGAAGTCACTGGTCACGCGCATCGCGTCGAAGGCGGAAATGCGGCCCTGCTGGATGCACCGGACGGGACTGTGTACCTGACCATCGATGAGCTGTTCGGTGGCGCGACGGTCGTGCACGAAGAGCACGCCACGATCGAGCTCAAGCCTAGCGCATACAAAGTCATTCGCCAGCGCGAGTGGACAGACGCCCAAGAGCCACGCCAAGTCGCCGATTAGCAATGAAGCCGATTATCAAGGCGTATGCTGAGGCGTGCAATTATCCGGGCACGCTAGACGAGGGTGCTGTCGACCGCGCCTTGCGAGAGTACGTTGCAGCTCTTGGCATCACGCGTGAGGTAGTGCAGCTCCGCGAAGGTTGGACGTTGGAGCAGCATCCATCTCTCGCGCGTTTCGCCACGGCCGTTGCGGCTGATGCGCGTCAGCGTATCGAGAAGCAACGGCCAGTCGCTGCTCTCGCTGCTGGCGATGCTCTCACTGCTCGCGATGCTCGCGATGCTCTCGCTGCTCGCGATGCTCGCGCTGCTCTCGCTGCTGGCGATGCTCGCGCTGCTCTCGCTGCTCGCGATGCTCGCGCTGCTCGCGATGCTCGCGATGCTCGCGATGCTCTCGATGCTCGCGATGCTGGCGATGCTCGCGCTGCTCGCGATGCTCGCGATGCTCTCGCTGCTCGCGATGCTCGCGCTGCTCTCGCTGCTGGCGATGCTCGCGCTGCTCTCGCTGCTCTCGATGCTCGTGATGCTCGCGATGCTCGCGATGCTCTCGCTGCTCGCGCTGCTCTCACTGCTCGCGCTGCTCTCGCTGCTCGCGATGCTCGTGATGCTCGCGATGCTCGCGATGCTCGCGATGCTCGCGATGCTGGCGATGCTCTCACTGCTCGCGATGCTCGCGCTGCTCGCGATGCTCTCGCTGCTCGCGATGCTCGCGATGCTCGTGATGCTCGCGATGCTCTCGCTGCTCTCGCTGCTCGCGCTGCTCGCGCTGCTCGCGATGCTCGCGCTGCTCTCGATGCTCGCGATGCTGGCGATGCTGGCGATGCTGGCGATGCTGCACCACGCCGCTTCGCGGCGTGGTGCATACAAGGCACGACGTGGGGGTGGGACTGGTGGTATCGTGAGGTTTCGTATCTCGCGTGCACGCACATCGGTGCAGTCCAGATGGGATTCGAACAGGTGTCGCGCTGGGCCAAGCCAGTCTATGACGCGTTCCTGATGGGTTGCTGGCTGATCCACTTTACTGACGACACGCTCTACTGGGCAGCCAAACCAGTCGTTCACTTCAAGACGATTCCAGGCGGCGCGCGCCGGTTGCATAACGAGAACGGGGCGGCGCTCGAGTCGGTGGTGGAGCGACTGTACTTCTGGCATGGCGTGCTGGTTCCGGCATTCGTAGTAGTGAAGCCAGAGTGGATCACGACGCAGCACATCGCAGACGAAGCGAACGTGGAAGTCCGGCGCATCATGATGGAGCGCTACGGGTACGAGCGTTACCTGACTGACATCGGCGCGAAGCGTGTACAGGCTGACGACTACGGCGAGCTATTCCGCGTGTCGCGTGCGAACGATTCGGATCTCGTAATGGTGCGGGTGGTGAACTCGACACCAGAGCCAAATGGCGAGTACAAACGCTACATGCTCCGAGTGCCGCCGCAGATCGAGCGGGCGAGGGAAGGTGTCGCGTGGTCGTTCGGTCTCAGCGAAGGCGAGTACGCGCCAGCCATCCAGACCTAGCGATGACGCACACGACCACAGCCGGCACGTTGTCGCAGGAGCGAGCGCGGAGCGCGCAGGAAGCGCGGCGGTTGGCCCACACGGACCTTCGCATGCCGGATGTGGCACGCTACGATGCGCCAGCAGCGGACACGATCTACCCGCTGGAGTACGCGTACTATCTGCTGCCTAACATTGTGGGAAAGCATGTCCTAGACTATGGCTGCGGCGATGGGCTGAACACGGTGGGCCTGCTGCGGCGTGGAGCGTATGTAGTGGCGCTTGATATATCGGCAGACCTCTTGCGCGTTGCTAAGCAACGAGCACTGACGAATGTCGGCAAAACAGGTGTATGGTTCTACTGCGCTGACGCACACGCTACGAGACTATCCGCCGCTTGGTTCGATGTCGTGTTCGGGACGGCGATCTTGCACCATCTGGACTTGGACCGCGCCCTCACAGAAGTGTACCGTCTGCTCAAACCGGGCGGCGTGGCGATCTTCAAGGAGCCCATGCGATCATCGGCTGTGCTTCGCGCGATCCGGCGGCTGATCCCGTACACCACGCCGGAAACGTCACCGGACGAGTACCCATTACGCGCATCGGACTGGGACGCGGCAATCAGGCGAGCTGGCTTCACGCTCGAGCAGTCCAAGGACTTCCTGTTGCCGACGACCAATGTGATCGAGGCGTTCCTGCCCAGGTTCGCGCGCTGGAGCTACCGCCTGGACGCGTGGCTGTTGCGGTACGTGCCGTTCTTACGGTTCTACGCCTCGCAGCGCGTCGTGCGCTTGCGCAAGGGAGCCTAACGACAATGGCGTCGAACTATGGTCAATGTCACTGTGGACACCATATATCAGAGCACTATAACTGCGGTGCGCCGTGGGAAATGGCTTGTTATAGGTGTGGATGTTATCAGTTCACAGACCGAGCGTTTCAGACGCGCGAGGTTTGGCAACTCAAGACCAGCGAGAAACGCGCCGACCCGAAAGGTTGGGAACGCCGACATGCGAAATACCGCTAGTCCCGGAGGGTTCCTAACGATGCCACCCTCTGAAGTCGAGCTGTGCGCCATTGTGCGCGATTGGCTGTTGCTCGACGGCTGGGACGTGCATCAAGAAGTGTCGTCGGTACGCGGCACTATTGATATGCTTGCAGTGGGCGGGAAGCTGCTCTGGGCTATCGAAGCAAAAACACGCTTGAGCTTTGGAGTGTGCGCACAGGCGCTAGAACGAAAGGCCGCGGTGCATCAAGTCAGTATCGCGGTGCCCAAGAGGCGAGCGCTACATAACCGATGCTTCAATTCCGGGAACCTAGACGATGGATCGCGAGAGCATCCCGACTTACGTCGGACGGTGCACGGTGTGTAAAGGCATCGTCTACGCGCATGTCTACGACGATGACGCTAAAGCGACGCGGAGCAAAGAAATCGCACGCGAAATTGCCGCGTGCGTTAGGCACGGATACACGGTTAGTCTGGAGGCCGTTCGCGACGTGCGCAGCGGCATCTTTTGCGAGTGTATTCGTGCAAAGCGACCGCGACGCGTACAGCAACGATCCCTGCCGTTATAGCGATGCCGCCCCTAATCACGAAGGACGACAGCGGACTGGGGCCAGAGTTCGCTGCGTGTATGCGCCTCATGGGCATCGCAACAAAGGAACCGGGCGAACCGATTCAGCCGCTATCGCATGAAGAACACAAAGCGATTGCGCGAGAACTCATGCGCCTCTTTGAGATGGCTAACATGTGCACATGTGGGGCGAGCCAACCGGAGGACGCCTAATGACTCCGCCCCTGCTCACGTTCGTCGTGCATGCGGCCGAGTCGGGACGGTTGCCCAAACCGGACGCGGAGCTTGGGCTCGTCCAGGCACCGGACCGCCGACTGGCGCGCGCGATCGCCACGGCCCAATGGCCGGGCCAGATCCTCTGTATCCAGCCGTTAGGCGCCGTGCTCACCTCAACGCGCGCGCCGAAGAAGAAACGCACTTGGTGGGGACAACGATGATAACCCGCTCTTGCGCCCGTGGCCGGACGATGCTATGGTGGCGCTCCGCTTGCGATGGCTCCCGTGGGCTGTGGCGACCCCAATATTGGGCGCCGGTATGGATGTGATGCCGCACGCGTCACGCGTGGCGGGGAGCCCTTCACTGAAGTCCGGCGCTTTGCCCCACTTGCACAATGGCTCGTGTGAACCTCTGGCGGCCTGAACCGAAGCGGAAGGCTGGCGTTGTTCGGCCTGCGGTTGTTGCTGGCGTGCCGATGGCGCGCTACCGACATAGTGAGTTAGCAGTTCGACTGCGCCGACGATCCAATCTCCCGCAGCAAGAACCCGGTATTGCGTGGGCGCGGCTCGGTGAGCGACATGAGAAGGATCGCGCACGGAATGACGTGCTAGAACTCCTCACGGCGGATGCGTTTCGGACGAAGAAGCTGCGCATCCTGACATTTCCCGGGATCTGGTGGGAGTTCGAGCGCTTACTGATTGCGCAGCGTATTGGTATGCGGCCAGGAGGAGACCTCGCGCTCAGGTTCCGTCGCCTCCACATTGTCGCGCTCGAGCGCGAAGAGACCATCTTTCGTGCTGCGGTGGCGAATATGCCGCGCTTCGGGACCATCCGCATCGTTGAGACACCGACCTTTGCAACCGCTGCTGTGAAGACTGAATGCATCCAGCGGTTTTTTCGCACGTCCTTTGAGGACTACGTACTGCGTGAGAATGCCACACCCGGAGTAGCGCCGCGGCAATGTTTCGACGCGGCGTGGTTGGACTTCAATGGCCATATTGGGCCTCGCCGTCTCGAGGCGATCGGACAGTTCTGGAATAACCAGTTACGCCGGCTATTGGTGGTTACCCTCCTGAATGGGAGAACACATCCCGATGTTGGGGCCTTGATCAGTGCCCACGGGACTGTTGAACGTATGCTGGAAGCGCACCTACCTGGCGCCTGTTGTGAACGTGCGATGTACTACGGCGACGGGGCCCCGATGGTCCAAGTTGTGTTGCGGAAGTCAGGCGCTTTCGCTTCCCCGTAGGAGCAACTATCGCGTGTGGGATTTTCACGTTGAACTGGCGGACGACTGATCCCTTGATGGCTCGACAACGGTTCGTGAAACCTGATGTCTTTCAGCATGCAGAGTTGCATGACGCGCAAGCCGAGTCTGGCCTGCCGCTCATCCTGGCCTATATCGGGCTCTGGTGTCAGTGCGACCGGCGGGGCTGCTTCGAGTGGAGACCCAAAGTGCTCAAGTTGCACATCATGCCGTTCGATCCGATCGACTTCGAGGCCGTGCTCACGGCGCTCGAGCGCGCCGGCTTTGTCCGACGCTATGACGTTGATGGACGGCCATTTGGCTACGTCCCCACCTTCGAGCGCCACCAACATATCCACCCCAAGGAGGCCGCGAATCGACTCATCCCAGACCCGCCCGACTACTGTAAAACCACTGGCGAAACTAGAACTAGCCTAGAACTAGCCGCGGCAAATGCCTCATGCATGACCGATAAAACAGTGGCTAGCCTAGAACTAACCACTGATGAAACTATGGCTAGCCCGTCGGCTTCTAACCGATACCGATACCGAGCTTCTAATACGGCTATACCGTCCGATACCGATACCGATACCGCGGTTCTGACCGAACCGCGCGGTGGTTCGGTCGGCGGCGCTACGCGCTCGGATCGGTCAACCGCGTCGGCACGAGCCGAACAGCTCGTCGATGGTGCCAACGCCGCCGTGCAAACTCGGTTCAACGGCGCCGCATTGCTCAAAGCGGGGAGCCATGCGCTCGAGCTCGTGCACGCGCTGGACACGGCAGGCATCTCGATCGAGACCGCGATCGCGAGCATGGGCGAGCAGATGGAGTGCTACACCCGAGACAAGCCGCCACGGTCGGTCCGATACTTCACGCCCGGCATCCTGAGAGCGGGTGCCACGCCAGCGTATGAGCCGTTGCCCGCCAAAGGGCGCCAGGTGAACTACAACCCGCCGACCCCAGAACCTGACCCGGCTGAGCTCGTCGCGGCCGCGACTGTCGGCGCGATGATGAGCAGCCTCGCCAAACAACTCAAACCCCAACAACCCACATGACCTCGCCTGCGAACATCCGGCTGAGTAATATCCACGACGACGATTACGCATGGCTGCGGTTGCTCGTCTTAGACTTTGAGGATAGTGTGATTGACTTCGCCTACGTCCCGGTCGCTGCCCGGCTGGAAGTCCTGCGCGAACGCCGGCGAGAACTGGTCCGAGCGATCGCGGCCCGGATGGAGGCCAAGAAATGACCGTGACCCGCGCATGGCTCGCCGAACGTGGCTACACCGTCGTGGATGGCAAAGCTGTCCCTACCGCGTCGATCGCGCCACCGGAACTGGCACTACTACCCACGTTCCCGGACCCCAACGGCTGCTGGTGCATCGACGGCGAGTGGACGCGCGCCAGCGACCAACCGAGCGACACGGACGACCGAGAAGGCAAGCATCAAGAGCAGATCCGCCAGCTCTTCACGTCCAAAGGCTGTCGCGTGCTCTGCTTGTCCCAATACCGCCCCAGCGCGATCGCCAAGGGCGTGCCAGACTTGTACGTGTTCGGTGAGATCCGAGGCGAGGCGTTCTGGTGGGAGACCAAACGGCCACGAGGCGGGATCATGTCCCCAGACCAGATCGCCTTCGCGCTTGATTGCGCACGAACGCACACCCTCTACGGCTGCGGCCCGCTCAGTGCCGCCTACCAGTTCGCCCAGGCGATCGGCCTGTGAGTACACCTGTTAGGGTCTATTGACATGGGCGTGTGAGTACCGGGCTCTTCCCTGTTCTGAGCGAGAATGACCTTGACGTGTTGCATTGGATGCTAGACCACGCCACGCCGGGATTCGTTCTCGCATCCATCGCCGACTATTGCGATGTCCGGGCCGTCGCCGCGTCTGCCTCCACGACGACGACCCCGGGCCGCCGTGTCGTTTCCTCTAGAAAATGGCAACGCTGCGCGGAACGGATTATGGCGGCGGCCTTGTCTCCTGCCGTCCGTGACGTGGATCACGGTATGAGCGCTATTGATGACCGCTCCTGATCCGATTAACGCGCCTAAATTCGCGGTGAGCCCGATCAATGGGGCCAAGATCCCGCTCGGGGTGCATCCGGGGCATACCGGCGGCAAGAAAGGCCGCTCTGGCCGCAAGAAGGACGAGCTGCGGCTCGCGCTCCGGCAAGGTTTGGAAGTGCTGCTGCCGATGATCGAGGCGAAGATCAAGGCGAAGAAAGCCACGTTAGCCGATCTGGTGAAAGTGGCGGAACTCCAAGCCAAGTATGGACTTGGCGCACCGCACGAGCTCAAGGTGAATACCGACGATGCCGAGCCGTTGGTAGTGATCCACGAGCATGTGCAAGTGCCATTGGACCGGTTGCGGTCAATCACGGCGAGCATCAGCGAGGAGGAGGAGGAGAGATGAGTAAGTACCGCAAGAAACCTGTTGTGATTGAGGCCGTGCAACTGCGCTGGGACACGTGGGACGAAATGTGCGCGCACGCGGACGTCGGCAGGCTGACGGACGGCAAACCTGAAGGGTGTTATGTCGGGCCGAACGGTGAGCATGGCCCGGATCCCATTTGGGACGGCTATACCATTGGTCTCTATATCCCGACGCTAGAAGGGCTTATGGTCGCGCGCGAACAGGACTGGATCATTCGCGGGGTTGCGGGTGAGCTCTACCCGTGCAAGCCAGACATTTTCGCCGCGACATATGAGCTGGCGGACATCTAATGCCGACCCTGGCGCTCCCTGGCCTCTTCCCGCATCAGCAGGCGGTCGCGGACCATCCCGCACCACGCAAGCTCCTGCCGTGGGGCCGGCGCGCAGGCAAGTCCCGCTTCGACTTGAGTGCTGCGGTCGAAGGCCACGGACCAGTCACCAACGGCCAGCCGTTGCACCGGGGACTCTTGCAGAACCGGGACGTGCTCTGGGTCGGTCGCTCGGTCAAGCAAGCCGGCATCATCTGGACTGAAGAGGTCAAACCGCGCTTTAGCCGCGCTGGCGCGTACACCAACGATACGCAGATGGTGGCGCAGCTCTACGGCTTTGGGCGCCTGATCGTCTGCTCCCAAGACGCGGACTCGATCGCGAACGCACGCGGCATGGGTGCTCGTGTGGCCGGGGTGATCTGCGATGAGGCCGCGCACTGGGACGACGCGGAGAACGTGTGGAAGCAGATCCTGGTGCCGATGTTGTTGGACAACGAAGGCTGGGCCGTGTTCTCGAGCACGACGCACGCGGGCAGTTGGTTCAATCAGCAATGCGACCGATTCGATGCGGGCGGCTTGGGCGAGGACTGGATGCTGTGGGAAGCGACGGCCCTGCAAAATCCCATCATCTCGCCCGCTGCGTTCGACAAAATGGTGGCCGAGTACAGCCCCGAAGATCCGCGGCTGCAGGAGGAGGTCTACGCCAAACGGCTAGCGGGCGGCACGGGCTTGGCGTTCCCTGAGTGGAACAACGCGGTGCATCGGCTGAGCTTGACCGCACGGGTACCGGAGACTTGGCGTTGGGTGGCGGGCATGGACTACGGCTATCGGAACGGCGGGTATGTTGGGCTGTTCGCGTGCGGGCCGGACGACGAATTGTGGCTCATGTGGGAATTACGCTTTGTCGAGATGTCGCTGGAAGAGATCGGGCGCACGTTGGGCGAACTCATGCCGCAGTACGGGCGGCTGCCCGAGTGGATCGCGTGCGATTCCGCGATGTGGGACACCGGACCCACCATCCCTGAAGGCATCCAGAAGGCGCTCAACGAGACGTTAGGCTCGGCCCATGTGTCGTTAGTGTCGACGCCCAAGGGTCGCCATTCCCGCCTGACGAGTAAGGCGCTCTGCCACGAAGCGCTCAAGTACGAGCGGGACAAACACGGGAATCCGTTGCCGTGGGCGCCGCCGAACTTGCGCGTGCATCCGCGATGCACCTACTTTCTCGCGACTGTGCCGAGCTTGCCGCGTGATGAGAAGAATAGCGAGGACGTGGACACGACTGCCGACGATCATGCCTATGATGCGTGGCGCTACATGCTGATGTGCCGGCAGCCCAAGGCGGGGCGTGACGTGGTAGTCGTGCCGGAAAATGTGCATCCCGGCTTCCGGCCAGACGGGACGCGGCGGCCGCGGGTACAGACGGCAGAGACCGAAGCGGAGGAATTGGCGATGGTGTTGCAGCGTCAGGGCGTCACGATCGGCGGTCGTTACGGGGGCCGGCCATGAAGTACTACGGGGCAACTATCAACGGAGGTTAAACGATGCGAACTGAAGACCTTGCCAGACTGTCACCACCCGAAGCTGCGTCCAAAATGCTGACGGCCCACGAGGGCGTGCAACGGAATGCAGAGGCTGAGGCATGGCATTTCGCAGAGCGGTATGACCATGCCTCTCAGGATTACAAGTTCTTCGTCGAGGTTGTGCGTCACATTGTCTGGGGCGGAGAGTTCCCAGCGGTGGAACGTCGACAGTTGGTGTTTGCTGGATGACCCTTGCGGAAGCCGAAGCCGAGTACGCGGCCAAGCTGGCCGGGTACAACGCGGACGATGTGAGTTACGTCGACCTCGCGTATGCGAACGACACCGTGCTTGTTGCACGTGGAACACCGGTGCACGAGTTGCCGTTAGGCGAATACCGTCGTCGTCGGTTGAGCGATTGGCCAGTCTTGCTGGCGGCTCGGTTTGGTCGCGAAATACCAGACAATCCCTTCCTACCAGCCGCCCAGCAGGACTATGATCAGCGGGGCCGTGAGTGGCAGCCGTTCTGGCTCGACGCGGGGGAAGGCGTAGCAGACCGGTACGTCATCGTCTTTCCGTGGAACCCGACCGACGGCTATTACGCCCGATCGGCGCTACCTGGGGATCTGTGGCCGGACGGAAGCGGGAAGAAGATCGAGGCCGTGCATCCAAGCGAGATGCCGTTGGTGAGCGAGCCATGAGAGATGTCCAGCAATGCGAGACCTGCGAGGGGCGCATTGGCTGTGTTGCGCCAGTATTTCTTCCTGGACGTTAACGGAGAGAGGTACCCATGACCTTCCGCGACTGGTGGGAACGCTATATCTGGCCCCCGAGAACGGTGCCGCTGGGCGCGTCGCTGTTCGTTGAACTCGCGGCCTTGGTCGACAAGCGCTCGACCGAATACGGGGCCGCGCTTGAGCGACAGATCGCGTGGCTGCAGAGTCGGAACGCGGAACTGACGCAAGCGTTGCTGGCCAAGCCGCAAGCCCCGGTACCTGTGTCCCAACCCGAGCCGACGACGGTCATGCTGCCGGCCGAGGTCGTGAAAGCCTTGACCGATCGGATGGGCCTTCGCTGGATGGATACGAACGCGGGTCGGAACGCGGCAATGTGGGCGAGTATGGCGTTAGCGACGATGGATGTTGAGCAAGTGGCAAAGAAGATCTACGACGGGGAGGATTCGTGGAGTTGAGTCGTCCAGTGCCGCGTCGGCATGTCGAGCGGTTGGTCCGCCGGATCGCGGCCAAGCAGGCCATCGCGGAGGAGCCAGCGACCAAGCGCATGCCGCGGAAGCAACGTCGTCAACTCGCGCGTGAACTCGCGAAACAGGAGACCGGATGAACCGACGGCTGACGTCACGCAAGATATCAGGCAAGATTGAGCCGACTGTGACGAGCTACGAGCCGGACACGTGGACTACGCTCGACATGCCCGTGTGGAAGATCGGTCGATCCCGTACGGGGAAGCCCGGATCATTGGCGGCGTAGTCCACGTGCATTGGGCAGACGGAGCCGAATGACCGCCACGTACGCGGGCGTGACGGCTGGCATGCCGGACGATCTGTCCGGGACGGGCGAGGACGAATCGCCCGCGAGCGATCGGCCCGATGGGCCTAGGTACGGCGACAAGGTCCAAACGCCGACGCTGCTGACGCTACCGCCCAAGCAGGCCGCGGCGCAGTTGCTCAAACGCTGGACGACGCAGGACCAAGGATATTCCTACTGGCTGGCAGAATGGGAAGTGAACGAACGGCGCCGGAACGGGGAGTGCAACATCTGGGTCGTCAAGGACCAGGATACCAATAGCGGGCGCGTGTACCTGCCGCCGGGCGCGAGCAAAGTGCCGCCGGCCGTGTTCAACAAAGCGGATCGGCTGACAGGCCGCATTACCTCGCAGATCTACGCGGACCCCGCCGTGATGGAGGCCATCCCGGGCGAGCGGGACAGTGACGAGTCGCGGGACGCTGCGGACCTAGCGACGCGCGTGTTGCGCGACTTGGATAGTGAAGCCGTGCTCAACGATTTCAACGCGCATCGGACCGCGATGGACCATGCCGGCTCGTTCGGCTCGGGCTACCTGGTGTACGAAGCGGACCCGTATGCGGGCGGTCGGCAACCGATGCAGATGGAAGCCAGTCCGCACGCTACTTCGGTTAAGGACGCGGAGTATCGAATTGTGCCGTCATATACAAAGCAGGATGCTAATGGCCAATTGCAGATTATGCCGGCGCAGAAGATCGAATGGCCGGAACTCGTTACGCGGTACGTCCGACCAGACGGGACGCTGACGGACCACCGGGCGGAAGCCGCGTTACGCTGGGTGCCGCAGCTCACGAATACGGTTTACCCTGCGTGCCACGTGCGTTTCTGGCCGCCCGAAGCGGCGAGCTTTGATCAGGCCGAGTTGGTGTTGGTCGCGGACTATGTCAGTTGGGGCGCGCTCCAAAACCGCTACGTGTCGCTAGCACCGACTCAGCAAGTAAGGGACAACATAGACGACGACGCTGCTCCGCCGTCGGCACCGATCAAGGACGTGCCACCGCCGACCGATGAAGAGATCGAGAAGTTCTTGAGCGAGCGCATCCCTAAGACGGAACTGCTATTACCGCGCGTGAATAATCGGCCGCGGGACACACAGACAGGCGAGAAAGGCCAGCGGCTCGTGTTCCGGCTGCGGGCCTGGGCCAAGGAATGCCCTGCCTATCCCGATGGCCTCGAGATGTGCGTACTGGGCAAGGACTACTTGGTGTCGCGCGGGCCGTGGATCGGGGACACCAAGGACGGGCGCGAAGTGCTGGATCTCCCAGTTGTGCAAGTGCAGCAGTTCCGCGGGGAGCGGGGCAATCCCCACGGTCGCGGGATCATGCACGCGCTAGGGCCGGCGAGCGAATGGCGGGCCGAGTTGGTGGGGTCGATCGAGGATCTGTTGCAGCGGATCAATCGTGCCAAGGTGTTCTGGCCGACCAATAGCATCTATAGCGGGAAAGAACAGCTGCTGGAGTTGATGCGCTACGTCCCGATGAATCCGGGTGGCGAGCCGAGCTATGAACGAGTCCCAACCGATGCGTTGGGCCCCGCGACCGAGCTATTCAGCGTGGCGACGCGCGAGATGGACGATGCGTCGCATTTGCAGCAAGCAGGACAAGGGCTCGAGACCAGCGATGCTGCGTCGGGCCGTGCGAAGTATGCGGTTTTGGGTCAAGTACAGGCGGGTTTAAGCGATGCGCGGCAGAACGCCGCGACAGCCTTCGAGCGCGCGGGGCGGATCAAGTTGCAGCTGGTGCGGAAGAGCTATTCGGTGCCGCAGTTGCTCAAGTACACGGGCGAGGACGGCGACTTCAAGGTGCGCCGATGGTTGGGCAGTGATCTCCACGGTGTACGCGACGTCCGACTGGTGCCAGGCTCGCTGTCCATGATGGCCCCGCTTCAAAAGGCCCAGACGGCCATGAGCTTTGCGGCGTTGCCTGGCATCATGCCGCAAGACGAACTACGCGACTTAGTATTCCAACACGTGAGTGCGGAATTGGGGTGGAAGGACAATCCGCACTTCTTGCGGGTCAAGCAGCAGATTGCCAAGTGGGAGCAGGGGCCTGAGGGTGAGCGGCTGCAGCAGATGCGGACGATGGACGACGGATCGGTCGATCCAACAGCACAAGCGATCTTCACGCCGCGGCCGGTTGATAACCAGCCCGACGTGGCGACGATCCGGTTGCGCATGATCGGTCGCGCGATGGCGGGCTGGCGCTATACCCAACTGCCGCCGCAGTGGACACGGGCGTTGGACATGGCGTATCAGCAGGCCGCGATGGTGTTGACGCCGCCGGCGCCAGATCCGACGCAGGTCGCAGTACAGCAAGGGATCGCGGGCCAGCAATCGCAGCAGCAAGCACCCGGCGCGTTGTCCGCGACTGGGGAAACCACGACAGCCGGCCCAGAGCCGGGAGTGCCACCCAATGCCTGACGCGGTCGATCTAGCGACGGAACTGGATGATGACGACATAGCCGGACTGCCGGATAACCTGCTCGATGACGACGCGCCCGTTCGGCCACACCCAGAACCGGACGCGCCAGCCACTACGGCCGATGACCAGGTAACAGAACCATCGGCCGGGACGAGTGACGAGCGGCCACGCGGGCCAGACGGGAAGTTCATCGCGAAATCGGAATCGGCAGGAGCTCCGACCGTTACTAAAGTCGGCGTCTCGCAAGCGGATAGCGCGGTGGCACCCGCAGCTGTCGCTCCTGCCGCACCGGCCGCATTCAAGTTGCCCGACGGGGCGCAGCCGTTTCCGTTCAAGGTCGACAACGAACAAGTCACCTTGGACGGTGTGGTGCGCTATCCCGAAGGCGTGTGGATTCCGGCCGAGGCGTGGGACCGCCAGTTCGTACCCAAGTACTTGGGCAGTCGGCAGCGCTGGATGCAGGAACGCCAGCAGTGGGGCCAGCGGGAAGAGCAGTTTGCCCGCCAAGTCGAGACCGAGCGGAATACGAATGCCAAACTGCTAGCTGAAGTCAAAACGCTGCTCGAGGCGGGCCCGGAGGCGATGCAGGCGTGGCTCCAAGAGTATCACACCAATGCCCCGCTCATGCTCGCCCGGATGGAGAGCGTCCATGCGAAGGAACAGTTGGCGGCTATGGAACGCGAGCGACAAGCAGAGGTCGAAGATGCGCAAGCACAGGCCATGGTGCCGCGACTGCAGCAATGGCTCGGGGATGCCGTCGCCTTGACAGTCAAAGACACGCCGGAGTTCGCGGCCTTGGGCACGGACCCCAAGGAATTACACGGCTTGGCGCTCGAGTTATATGACACCTATGGCGCACAGCTCTTTTGGGAAGCGGACAAGGCGTATCCCGAGATGGGTATTGCGCAAGGACAGATTTTGGTTAATCCTCATACGTTGACGAGTGCGCTGCAACGCGAAGCGCGACGCGTCAACACGATTCGTTCTCGGGTACTGACGGCAAAAGAAGCAGAGGAACGGAATAAGGCCGCTCTCGCGAGTTCAGCCACTGCCTCATCCCCCGCTTCGCCACGACAACCCGCAGGCCCACCGGCCAAGCCGGCGCCCAAGAAAAAGAACGATTACGAAGCGTGGGAAGAGGACTTCGACAAGAAGCCCCTGCTTTCCGACGACGACTAATCCACCATTTTTCTAGGGGAGGGCCGCGAGCGTGGCCTATGCACTAACCACCTCTGGCACTGGTACTGGTTCAAACACGCTGGTCAAGCTCCAGCGTAAAGTGCAGGGGAACATCCTGCTCGGCTTCCAGCGCAGATGCCGCGAATGGGCAATGGCTGAGAAGCTCAGCAACTTTGACCTCGACGCGAGCGCGCGGGAAGTTACGGCCCCCGTCGATATCACCCGGCAACCGGCCGGCGCGTTCATTCCCGAAGGCGGCTACGAAGCCATCCCGCAGACCGCCGCACCGGAAGAGCTCACGTTCACGTGGGCCAACCACAACTTCCGCTGGTCGTACACGCGGACCTCACAGTTCATCGACAAGAAGTTCCGGAACGCGGAACTCGAGCGGCAATCGAAATACCAGGTCAAGAAAGGCGTGGAAGGGCTCTCGCGCCGTGTCGCGTGGTCGTTCTACGGCACGTCCGATGGCGTCATGTCGCTCACCAGCACCAACGCGACCCAGTCGTCCGGTACGTACGGGCTGTTGGACGGCTTCGGGCAGACGGACATCGACGACACGACCTATCTCTCGTCCATGTACGTGGTGAACGACCGCGTCGCGCTCATTCGGTCTGGCGCGCTGGTCGCCAACTCGGCCGGCGGCTTGGTAACAGCCTCTTCGACGTCTGGCATTGCGGTCACGTGGGGCGGTTCCGTCGATTCCGACGCGAACGATCAGATCGTCATGTCGGCCTCGTCTGGTCACACGCTGATCACCGGCACGATCGCACATACCGACTACAACTTGGCACCAGTCGGCATTCTCAATGCGACCAAGACGGCGTCGGTGCATGGGCTGTCCAGCGCGACGGCCCCGCTCTGGGCTGTGGCGTACAGCGACCCCGGTGGCGGGCTCTTCACGGGCACCAAGGCGATGCGCGGCCGGGACGAAATCCGCAACAAGGGCACCGCTGAGCCAGACATTCTCATCTGGGACCAGGGCGTCAAGCGCAAGACGTACGAGTCGACATCCGCCGCAGTCAACTTCAACGATCCGCTGGGGATGGAGATCATCGGGTCGGTCAAGACTGGCGGGATCACGCAGTTCGAGTCGCAGTACGCGCCACCGGGCTACGTGTTCATGGGTGCCAAGAAGTCGATCAAGAAGTGGACGCTGGTGAACATGCCGGACGAAGAGACGGGCGACCTGTCTGGCTCCGACGGCTACACCGACGACAAGTTGCAGGATATCAACGCGAACGTCGGGAGCTTCGACTTCCCGTACGCGTGGATCTGGCCCTGCCGGGCCAATCTGGCCTACTGGAGCGGCCTGACCCGCGCGTAGCACGCTGAGATATACGGGGGCAGGTCGTATAGGCTTGCCCCCGGCTGGTTCCCTTTCACCTGGTGACTGAGAGCAACGGATGGCGGACCCTACAAACATCACCCGAAAACTGGTCGGCATCGCGGGCGGGGTGAGCCCGGACGCGGACATCATCGGGGACATCGTCACACAACTCAACAACTTGAGCGCATCCGTGCGGCTCATCACGGCCAAGCTGGACCTGGATGCTGGTGTGACGGATACGAATTACGCTGCGCTCGTGACGGACTCCGCGATTGCGACCGCACCAACGGTGATCACGGTGAGCACGGGGCTGTAAGTTGAAGCTGGACCGCATCTTCTGGTGGACGCGCGAGCCTGAACGGTCGTGGGTGCACCAACTCGCTCGGATCGCGCCGCCGACCAGCCATCTGTCACATTTGGTGATGGTCTGGTTTGCTGGTTTGCCCGAGGTGCCGCAACAGCGCTGGATGGTGTGCGAAGCGACGCCAGTGGCCTACGTGCCGCATCTGCTCGAGCTGTTACTGGCGCAGCCGATCCGGAATGCCGAAGCGCGCACTGGATGGGCCTACTACCAACGGACCCGGTGCATCCTGTCGCCCTTCTGGGTGATCCAAGGGTCCGACATCGGGCACAAGTACAAGTATTCGATCCAGGAGTCGCAGGCGCGCGAGTCGTTAGGCTTCTCGGGTGAGGCGCCCGCAATCGGGATGCGACGCTATGCGGAGCCATCGGACCGGACGTGGCCCGTACTGGCCGAGCAGGCGCTCACCCGGCGCTATCGGTTGGTCGCGTTGGCCAAGGCGCACGAGCAACGGGAGACGGACTATGTGCTCGCGCAGCGCCGCGGCGTGATCGCGTTAGGCAACGACGTCGTGGACGCGACACGGGACGCAGCGCCGGCGATCATGGACGGCGCGCTCTCGACGCGAGTGGACGATCGCACCTTAGCAGACGGGAATGCGTCGGAAGATGACGCCTATTACCTCGAAACGGGGCAGGTGCCCCTTGATCCGGTCGCGATGGCGGCCTTGAGACCCTAACGTGGCCAAGATCAAATCGCAGGCTGATCAACGCATGCATCGGCGCTTCCACGACCAGCACGGGCGGATCTGGGAAGGGCCGGTCGAGAAAGAAACCGGCCATCCGTGCGCGACCTTACGCCCCCGATTCACGGCGCCGTGGGTGCCGCCGCAGGATCTCAAGTACTTCAAGTTTGATACGGACATTGATGACCCGTATCTGATCGTGCTCGAGTATCCCACGCTGCTTGAGGATCTGCGACAATCACATGAGGAGTATCAGCGGTTGCTGCGCGTCAAAGGGCAGCAGCTGTACAAGGATGCGTTTGATCCCGAGCGACCGACGCAGGTCTTGCTGGATCAGACGGGCCATCCGCCCGCGTCCCCGCTGCCCGTGTTGGCGGCGATGCGCAACGATCAGTGGGTGTTAGGCTTCTCGTCGGAGAAGCCGGCATGGGCCGGGCGCGTGTTCGCGGAGCCGGTGCCTGTGGCCGATAAGTTGTGGGCCGAGTTCGCGGGTCAAGTGGATGAAGACCGCGCCCGTGCCTCGCGCGCGCAGCGCCGCGGGCAAGTTCGTCAAAGCGGAGGCCTAAATGGCGTGGATTGACCAGCCCCTACTGACGGCGCAGGGCACCTCGTACTACACCGTCGATGCAGCGGCGACTCTGATCCTTGGTCAACCAGCTGCCAAGTCGGTCGGGACATGGGCCATCCAAATCGTCGCGAACGGGGCGACGTTCTCGCTCACGTTCAAGGCGCGCGTGCGTGGCAGTGGCCTAACGGGCGCCAACTTGTTAGGCGTGCCATACCAGTATCTACAAGACGGGACCGCGATCGATAAGCTCGCGAACGTCGCCGTCACGGACGCGAATCCGGGCATCTTCTATGTGCGCTGCGATTTCTTGGAGCTGGCGATTGTGGTTGCGTCTGTCTCGGTCGCGAATCCGACTATCTATGTGTTAGGCGGTCCTGGGTAGCGCGGTCAAATGCCGACCGCGACTGCCCCGTTTGGCTTCCCGCGGCAGGCTGTTCTTAGCCTGAACGCTGCACTGTCCGGTACGCCGGGATCGGTCGCCATAGCGCTCGCGCCAGCGGCGGGCCTCACGTTCATTGCGACGCAAGGCGACATCCGCTCGCAGACCGAGTACGTCACGATCGGGACGACGGGCGCTGGGACATTGATCGGTCCCAAGGTGGGCACGATCACGCATATCAGCGGTTCTGGTTGGATTACCGGGGCGGTGATCCGCACCGTTGTCGACTCCGTGACGATCGCAGGGCCTGCGTGCTTCGTCACGATCAATCCGACGGGCCTCACGGCCGCGACGTATACCGGCAGCGTTACGGTGACCGATGCGCGGGCGAACAATTCGCCGCAGACCATTCCGATCACGCTGATCGTGCAGGGCATCATCGCGCCGCCCTTGATTTCGTTCTCCGGTGGGTCTGGTATCCCGGTCAGCTTCAGCGCGACCGAAGGTGGTGCGAACCCAACACCCAAAACGATCACGATTGGCAACGACGGACCGGGCGCATTGGCTGGGGTCGCTGTTGGGAACCAGCGGGATTTACTCGGCAACGCCGTCACATGGATCAATCCGAGTTATAGCGCACCGACTGTGACGATCGCGCCGCTCATCAGCGGTCTCACTGCGGGGAACTACAACGGCACATGTGATGTCACGAGTACCAATGCAGGCAATACCCCGCGTTCGATCCAAGTGATCCTCAATGTGTCAGCCGCGGCATTGCCGAACATTAAGATCAGCGTCCCGAGCCTCAGCTTCAGTGCGACGGCGGGCGGTGCCGACCCGGCCAGTCAGACAGTTACGATTACGGAGCTCGGCGGCGGCGCTCTCGGCACCTTGGGCACTATTACGTTAGGCACGATCCAGTACGCGCAAGGCGCAGCCTGGGCCGACACGAGTTCCTATGCTGCCGGCGTGGTGACCGTTCGCTGCGTGACTGGAACGTTAGGCGCGGGCACTTACAACTGCCTGATTCCCATCGAAGCGACGTTAGCCGGGAACAGCCCGCTGTACTTCCCAGTGTCTTTCACGATCACGGCCGTCGCGCAACCGCCTGTGATCACGCTGACCGGGGGCGTGTCGACCCTCGCATTCACAGGCACGGAGAACGTGGCCGCGTCCGTCCCGGTGAGCCAAACGTTGACGGTGGCGAACGGCGGCGGGGGATCATTCGTGAATCTCCGGGTGCAAAACCCGAGTGCCTCTTGGTTAGGCGTATCGCTCGTCGGGTCCACGATCACCGTGACGCCGACGGTCACTGGGCTCATCGCCGGTAACTACAACGCGACGTTTGATATCATCGCGGACAACGCCAACCCACCCGTGTACACGTTCCCGAGCGTGTCGCTGATTGTCACGGCCCCGCCAGCGCAGATCGTGTTGACGCCGTCCGCACTGACGTTCGCCGCCACGGCTGGCGGAAGCAACCCGGTGACTCAGGCGGTCACGGTCAGTAATGGTGGTGGCGGCAGTGTGCTGCCGATCTCGTTAGGCAGTCCTGTCTATAATGGACCAGGGCAGACGTGGGCCGACGGCACGACGCTCAACGGGTCCACCGTGACCGTCGCGTGCGCGGTCGGATCGTTAGCTCCTGGAACGTATACCTGCACCATCTCCGTCTTCTCAGCGTCCTCAAGCAACAGTCCGCAGAATATTGGCGTGCAGTTCAACGTGTCGGCGGCAGCCTCTTCACAACTCGCGCTCGCGCCGTCGGCGCTCACGTTCAATGCAACGGCTGGTGGTGGCAATCCGGCGAATCAGACGGTAGCGGTCAGCAACAGCGGCGGTGGCTCGTTAGGCACGGTGGCGCAGGGGACCATTACCTATGGGGCGGGCGGCGCCCAGACGTGGGCCGATACGAGTTCCTTTGCGGGCTCGACGGAGACGGTGCGTGTCGTGACGGGTGCGTTGCCGGCGGCCACCTATACCGCGACTATCCCGATCACGAGCACGCTCGCGATCAATTCGCCGCAGAACATCGCGGTGCAGTTCGTGGTTGCGCCAGCTGCCGCGCAGATCCAACTGACCCCGAACGCACTGACGTTTACGGCCGTGTCGGGTGGTGCCAACCCGAGTAACCAAACCGTTGCGATCACCAATGCCGGCGGCGGCTCGTTAGGCACGCTCGGGTTAGGCACGCCGGTCTATCCAGGCGGCGGACCGACCGGGTGGGCGGATACGAGTTCGCTGGCCAGTACCACCATAACGATCCGGCTGGCGACTGGCGCGCTCTTGCCAGGCACGTACACTTGCACGTTCCCGGTCACGAGTACGACCGCCACGAATAGCCCGGTCAGTCTCGGCGTGACATTCACCGTCACGAGTAGCGGGACAGGGGGCATCATCCCTGCGATGTTGCCGCCGAGTTTCCTGTCATGGAACCCGTCGACTCGGCAATGGACATTTGTCGGCACCCAAGGTGTTGATGCGCCGACGATCACAATGCCGACCTTCAGTGGCACGGTACGCAACATCGCGAACGCGACTGATTGGAACACGGCAATGACGGATCTTACGAACGGGACGCTCGTCGATGGCGACGTGCTCAACCTCACAGCTGATATCACGATTGCTGGACAGCAAATGCCGAAGCGCCCGGCTGCGACGACTGGCTTTGTCCAAATCCGCAGCAGCGCGCACGCCTCGTTACCAGCGTATAGCAGCAACTTCATGACGGCTGGCACGTCACAGCGGGTGGACCCAGCCATCCACAGCGCGCTGTTCCGCAAGATCCGCTTGAGCGCGACCAACGGACATATCACGTACGTCGCAGGCGCACGGGGCTACTGGTGGACCGGCATCGAACTCGTGCCGGATTCTTCCAGCGTGACCATCGCGGAAGCCCTGATGACCATGTCGCAGCCAACGCCGATCGTGGCAGTGTCCGCAACGAGTCTCATCAAGGACATCGTGCTGGACCGCGTCTACATCCACGGCAGCGGCAACAATGTGCAACGGGCGGTGTGGATCGATGGGGAGCGCATCACGATCGCCAACAGTGTGTTCCGCAACATCAAGTTTTTCCCTGGCGCCGGCGAGAATCACGCGATCTCCGGTACGCAGGTCCGTCAGCTACTGGTGTTCAATACGGAACTGGATTCGCTGACGGAGAACGTCCTGGTCGGATTCTACGTGCCAGGTGTGCCGAACTACGTCAGCGAGGACATGGCGTTTATCCGCTGCTTCTACAACAAAAATACGGCCTACTCGCCGTCAGATATCTCCGGCTGGGAAAAGAACTGGCTCGAGTTCAAATCGGGTCGGCGCGTGCTGGCCTATGGCTGTCACTTCTTGAACTACGACTTCGGCGCACAGACGCGGTCGATCGTGCTCACGGCTGACGGCCAACCGTCCGGCACGCCCTTCTACGAGATTCGCGACATCACGTACATGGCCTGTTTGTTCGAGGACGTGAACGGTGGCACGTGTAACTGGCACGCGCAGGGGTCCAGCAGTTTCCCGCACCTCGAGACCCAGCGGATCGAAATGTTGCACTGTCACTGGAAGGATGTCGTGCCAGGCAATCGTTCCCGCTTCGAGCTCGGCGGATCGGCTGGCGTGAATCAGCAGCACACGCTGAATCAACTGCGCATTCACCATAACTGTTTCGATCACAACCACTCCTGGCTCGCATTGCCCGGCGCGGCCGAGCTCGACGCGATGGTGAACTTCTACTACTGCGATAACACATTCAAACGCGCGCAGCAGTTCGGGCCGATCTTCTCTTCGTCGTATAGTGCAAATATTCCGGCCCTTGATGGGCATAGCGGTGTCGGCCAGTGGACCTGCCGGAAGAACTACGGGATTGCTGGGGGCCCGACGCTGGGCGGGCTCGTGAATCCGCCGCACAACAATGCACTGGTCGCGCTCGCGACGGATCTTTTTGAAAGTCCGTCGACCAACGACTTCCGGATCAAGGCGGGTTCGATCTACAAAGGCGCGGCTACGGACGGTACCGATCCTGGACCCGACTGGTCGCTCTTGAACACGGCGACGGCCAACGTCAAACCCTAACGAGTTTCCTTTTTTGAGAGGACGAACCAATGGCAATTGAAACGATTGTATGCGGCGCCACCGACGGCCCGACCCTCACCGCGGCCGCGCGTGCCTCGTGCATCCCGACGGCCAATCGGATCGTGCTTCCGAACAATTTCTTTTATATCGGGCGAGCAGTCCGCTTCGTGTTAGGCGGTCGCATCTCATGCGCAGTCACGACACCCGGCACGGCCCGCTTCGACATCTGCATGGGCGCCGCGGGCACGACGATCGTGTTCGATACACTCGCGCTCAACCTGAACGTGGTCGCGAAGACGACAGTCCCATTCTTGTTCGATGTGACGCTCGTCTGTCGTGCGGTCGGGACCAGCACAAGCACCACGTTTTTCCCGCATGGCTTCTTCGCGTCCGAAGCGGTGGTTGGTGCAGCGCTCCCATCGGCGGGCGGGAACGGGTGGCTCAATGTCCCAGTGGGTACGCCTGCAGTCGGCGCTGGCATGGACAACACGGCGGCGAGCGCGCTGGACGTGTTTTTCACGCAGACCGTGGCGACTGGGTCAATGACGGTCCATAACTACGTCGTGCAGGTGCTCAACTAGACCGATGCTAGCCAGTAACGGGAACCTCACGGTCTCGGCGGGCTCGACTAGTGCGATCGTCACCGCGCACGGGCTCAACGTTAAGCCGCAGGTCGTTGTCTTCTTCGCCTACGGTGGTGGCGCGACCGGTCAGCGGAACGGCACGCAAGAGTTCTGCTTTGGCGCGATGGATGGCACCAATCAGTTCGGATCAGGCAGCACGGTCCCGGACGCGCAGACAAACGGCGATCTCGTGGCGATGGTGAACAACACCTCCGAGGTGTTGCTCGAGGTCGAGGCGACGGGGAACACGGTTACTGGACGTGTTGCCATGACCTCGCTGGATTCGACGAACTTCACCATCACACCGACTGACGCGTTCGCCTCGCAGCGATTCGTCACTTGGATCGCGCTTGCTGGGATCACCAATGCGTTCGTCGATGCGTTCATGATGGCTGCTGCTGGCGGTAGTTTCTCGCGGACGGCACCAAATTTCCGGCCAGACGGGGCGTTGATCGTCATGCCGAACACGGCTACCACGATGAATAATGTTGGCCAACGGGCCCATTACTCAGTCGGTGCGACGGCTGGCGGCAATCAATGGTGTGCGATGTGGGCCCGTGAGGAGGCGACGAGCAACTACACGATCGGGTCGGTGCTGACGGACGCTGTTGCCGCGCACTCGGTGAACGCAACCTCGTTCATTGAGCGGATTCAGTTCACATCGTTCGATGCGACTGGTTATACCATGAACCGGATCAACGGCAGCGCGGCCCGTCCGCTGTGTGTGATCTGTTTTCAAGGTGGGCGCCCTATCGTGGGGACGATTACCGCTCGTACTGGTTCAACCGGAACGATCAGCGTTCCAACGGTCGGCCAGACATCAAAGTTTTTATTTCTTAGTGCAAGGCCACCCGCGACTGCTGCAGATGCAGCACCCGTCGAACCCGGCGAGGTCGCTTACGGGATCGCGACTGGGACTTCGCAGCGACAGACGTGGTGGAAGTTTGAGCATAACGCTGAAGTGGTTGGTGGCGGATCGCCAACGGACGCGATCTCGAATCATGATAGTAACCTGATCTGGCGCACGTTTACACGGACTGCCACGGACACGATTGCCCAAGCGCAATCGATGGACATCCAGAGTATTCAGACCGACTCGGTGACGCTCAATCAGACCGTGGTCGATGCGAATGCCACACTGATCGGCTACTTGTCGATGGGCGATCCCTTTTATCCAGGCATTCAGTTCCCGCGACCGTCACGTGGATCGGCATTCGATGATATCACACGGCTCATGAAGCGGCCACTGGATTTTGTTCCTGCGGTCAATCTGGATATGTCGCCATTTGCGGTGCGCGCGATCGCGAATGCCGGTCAGGCCAAGCCAGTCAATCTTGCGCGGCTTGGCAGCATGTATGCAACCGCGCATCCAGGTCCGAATCCGGCCGATACAGTGTTCAAGTTCCCGGCACCGGCTACTACGTTCGACTCGACTGGTGCGGGGTCTGTGGCTCCAGTCACACCGCCAGGCGCAAGCGGTTGGCCGGATCGGCGGCGCCGCTTCATTGGTGGCAGTGGAGGTCCCGGTGGCTGATTTCGCGACTGGGCCCGATCTCTTAGCGCGCTGCCGACAGGAATCGCAAGAGCCGACGTTGGGTGATGTCACGACTGATGCCGTCTGGTACAGCTACCTCACAGACAGTCAGCGCAAGGTGCATCGCATCTGGGACGCGTGCGTGCCGCATCTTCTGGTCTCCGATCCGACCGCGATTACCTCAAGCGACGGCGGCTTCACGTATGCGTTGCCGTCAAACATGCCGGTGTATGGTCGGTTCACGGTGCGTCATGGCCGGAGTGGGCCACTGCTCGCGATCGGCGAAGAGTTCTCCAATAGCGCGGACTTAGTACTTGAGGGCACAAAGCTCCGCATACCGAACGGGCGCGCACGCACGTTTAGCAACGGGCTCTATCTCCGGTGTGTGTTGGAAGCCCCCGTGATCGATGCGTCGACCGACCCGATCATCCTACCCGTGAGCGCGCGAATCCTCATTGTCTACGATGCGGTCGCGACGTGGTGCACCACGATCGGGCAAAAGAATCCCCTGCCCTTCCGTGATCTGTTCCAGCGCACGTTGTGGGGCGACCCACAAGTCGTGGGCGATGGGGGCCTCATGGGAGCCCTCCGGACGGCTGCGCTCGGCCAGTTCAGCGACCCGGACCTCGTGAACGGCGGCGGGACCATCTGGTGGCGGAGCGTGCGTTGATGGCATTCACGGATCAGGCCATCCCGATTGGGCCCAACCAGCGGCAGACATTCCCGTGGGGGCCGCCGCGTGCGATGCACGATCGCCGTGCGTCCGCTGGCGCGCAGCCCGACCGCGCGATCGAGCTCACCAACGTCTGGATCAAGGATGCGGATACGGTATCCCCGATCGTGACGGGACGACCGGGATTTTCCTTGATGGGCGGTCAGACAGGATCGGTGGGCCAGCGCGTCGTGCAAGCGTTCCACCAGTTCACGAAGGTCGCGGGTACCGAACGCACGGTGCAAGTCTGCGGCGGCGAACTGTTCACGTACGACTGGGGCACCAACGCGTGGACGCAACGCATCTCCGCGGCCGCGCTCGCGGGGGCGAGTATCACGCTGAGCGTGAACGCGGAAGTGTATGCCGCCTCATTCGCCGATAACCTCGTGGTCAGCGATGGGACCAACACGGCGTTCGGCTGGGACGGCACGCCCGGTTCCGGGCTCACCAAGATGACCAACGCGCCGGTCTTCTACGGGCAGCCCGTCATCTACTACGCCAAGCTGTTCGGGATCAAGCAGGCCGAGCGCACGACGCTGGTGTGGTCCGAAGAAGGGGCGTTAAACACGGGCTACGAGGCGAGTGGCTATACCAATGCCTGGACGATACGCCAGACGTCGCAGGAGCCCATCTATGCGCTCGCGGCGACGAACAGCGCGCTCTACGTCTTTCGGCAGAACTCGTACACGTACATCACGGGCGAAGTCACGCCGGAGCTAAGCGCGTTCGGGACGCGGGAAGGTGGAGAGAAGGTTGGGACGCGGAGCCCCAAGGGCGTGCTCGTAATCGAGGACAAGGTCTACGTCGCGACGAGTGATCGCCGCGTCGTGGAGATCCAAGGCACCAGCGTGCGGGACATCTCGAGCGGGGCGCGCGAGATGTGCGCCACGTGGTCGACCACGCTATCGGAGAAGCTTGAACTCTCGCTCTGGGACGCGGGCGCGGACGGTTTACGAATCATGGTCGGATTCCCCGAGAATGCGCAGAGCGACATGAGCGCCTATCTGTGCCTGAATCCGGCGACCGGCGAGTGCGAAGGGGTGTGGCGCGGCTTTATCGCGAGCGCCATCGCGACGGTACGTAATGGGGACGGGGAGCGGCGTTGGGTGCACGGGGGCGGGTCGAGCGCGACCACGCTCGACGAAGGCTATAGTTACGTCCACGACGTGCCCACCGGGACGATCTTCGACGATCAGTTCCAAGTCAGTACGCTGCCGATCAGTCATGTCGTGGAAACACCGGAGCTCGGGGCGAGCCCGACCACGGAGATCCAGTGGCGCATGGCAGATCTCACGTTCAACGCGCCGACCACGATGACCGGGGTTATCACGTCGGTCCTCACGCCGCGGGGCAGCAAGACGTTAGGCACTAATCTGACCGTCCCGGGAGTTAGTGGTGCATCGCTGTGGGACATCGCGTTGTGGGATAGTGGGCTCTGGGCCGCTGTCGGTGGCGAGCGGCACATTACAGCGGGGATGCAGAAAGTGGTTGGCCGTTGGGTGACGGTGAAGCTGACCCACGCGGTCGTTGGGGAACGGTTCGGTCTCTCTCAAATTGTGGTCCACGGCGAGGCGTTAGGCCATCGCCCGAGCGCCTACTAATGCCAGTTATCCCGACACTGAACGCACCAAACTACACGGCCGGCCAGCCGATCCTCTCGGCGCAGGTCAAGGCCGATTTCGCGTCCATCAAGGACACGGTGAACACGTTCGCGGTGCTGACCGATGTCGCGCGCACGATCAGCGCGATCCAGACGTTCAGCGCGACCCCCGTGTTCAACGCCGGCGTTACGGTTACTGGCAACTCGACCGTTGCTGGTACGTTAGGCAGCATTACCACGCTGTCCTGCGCGACGCTCAACGCGAGCGGCGTGGTTACTGCTGGCACCGGCCTCACCGTGACGACGGGGAATCTCACGCTCTCGGCAGGGCAAGCGATTGCCAAACGGGTCGACGACGGCGATTCCGGCACGGCTAAGACACTGGACTTCGCGACGGGGAACATCCATCGCGTCCGCCTCACGGGCAATTGCACCTTCACGTTCAGCAATCCCGCAACGGGCGCCACATACTTCGTCGAACTGCTGCAGGATGCGACGGGTTCACGCACGGTCACGTGGCCGGCGACGGTCAAGTGGGGCGGTGGCGGGACGGCGCCGACGCTCACGACCACGGCGAGCCGCAAGGACTGTTTCTGCTTCTTCTTCAATGGGACCAACTACATGGGCAGTCCCTACGATTTCAACTTTGTCGATACGGTCTGATGTTTACGCCGTGGGCAGGCCATTCGCGCGGCTCGCGGGAATACACCAGCTCCGGCTCATTTAATGTGCCAGCCAAGGTGCGCAGTATCACGGTCACGGTCGTTGGGGGTGGTGGTGCAGGCGGTGTCGCGCTCAACCCCGAATTGCCTGGCGATACCGGTGGCGGTGGCGGCGGTGGTGCTGAAAGTGTGATTGGTACGCAGGTCGTGACGCCAAACGATGTGATTACGGTGACGGTCGGGGCGGGCGGCGCCTCGACGGGCGCGAACGGAAACGACAGCTCACTATCCGGCCCATTCGCGACGATCACGGCGAAAGGTGGTCGCGGGGCTGGCGTGGGGTATGGCGGACCGACGGATCAGACGCATGGTGGGGATGGGGGCAGTGGGGGGATCGGCGTCGCTGGGGCGGGTGGGGCTGCTGGCAATCCGGGCGGGAACGGGACCAACAGTTCGTCAGGGGTCAGCGGAGCCTTGACACACTATCCCGGTGGTGGTGGCGGTGGTGGAGATAGTGACACTGGCGCGGCCAACGGTGGAAACGGGGGCGCTGGCTTCAGTGCCGGCAAGACGGGGCTCGTCGGCCAATCGGCCGGCGGCGGCGGCGGCGGTTCGTTCGCGAGCGGAAAGGGCCAAGGCGGCAACGGCCAGACCGGTATAGGCCCTGGCCAAGCAGGAGATACGGGCTATGTCAAAATCGAGTGGTGAGTTAGCGCTCGTGAGCGCAGAGGCGAACGGCCAACGGGCTGTGGTGCTGGCAGTCCCACATGAACAGTTGAACATCGTACTTGAGCGATTTCGTGCCGCAGAGTTCGCTGCATTGCGATACCGGGACGCGGTCCAGATAGTTTTGGCAGGGCACGGTTACACTGACGGCACACTGGCCTCAATTGATACGGATACGCACGTGCTGAATGTGCTGGTCCCAGAGCGAGCGCATGGCGGATGACCGCACCGAGCCTTGCCTCCTCGCCGCATGTCGCGCGTCAGGAAGCGCGGTTGCGGTGGAAAGTCATCAGCGCGACTACGACCTTTGTCGCCGTCGATCTGTGGCTGATCGATGTCATTCTCGGCGATACGACCGCCGAGAACATCACGATCAATCTCCCGCGGGCCAGAGACATGAGCGGCCATCTCGTGTACGTGAAAAAGTTGGTGGCTGGCAACACACTCACGATCGATCCGAGTGGCGCCGAACTGATCGACGGGGCCGCGACGCTCGCGTTCACGACCGCCAACCAAACCGTCTTGATCGGTGCGGGCCCGACGACGACCGCGCCGTTTGTCTATGGCTGGACGAAACTGAACTGAGGATGCTATGGGCCTGCTAAAGAACATCTTCAAGGGAGCAGTCAAGATCGGTGCGCCGATTTTAGGCCAGGCGTTGATCCCGATTCCTGGTGTCGGTGCGGCCATCGGTGGGGCAGTTGGCAATACGATCGGGAGTGGGAGGCCAACCATCGGGAAAGCGCTTGGCGGTGCTGCGGCAGGAGCGATCGGCGGCGGCATTCTGAGCAAGATCCCTGGCGCTGCCGCGTTAGGCGGTGCAGCTGGTGGGAGAGCCGCCGGGAGTACAGGCGCGAGTGCTGGTGGTGGTGTCTTGGGCAAGATCTTCGGCAGCGCGGCCAAGTACGGGCCGGACATCTTGCAGACGGGGATAGCTGGTTATGGCGCCTACGAGGGCGCCAAGGCGCAGAAGCGGGGCGACAAGATGCAGCAGCAAGCGTTGGACATGGCGATGCGCGAGTACGCCGCGAACGAGCCGCTGCGTGCTAAGGCGCGGAGCCTAATGCTGGCGCCGCAAGCACCGCGGCAAGATCTGTCCGCGCTCTACCGATCGACCGAGAACCCGTGGGGTTGAGATGGCAAGTTATAGCGTGAAGAAGATCAGTGGCCTGCTCGGTCAGCCGGGCGCGACGACGAGCGGACCGAACCTAACCCCACCTACGGGGAGCCGTATGGACCCGTATAACACGGGGACGCCGTGGAATGCTACGCTCTCTGGCGGTGGCGCGATGATGGCGCCGCCAAACATGCCGCCGCAGACGGGCGTCACCACATCGCCAGGGACCGTGCCACAGCCGCCGCCGAATGTGCCCCGACCGCCGCAAACGTTCGCGACGGGCAACGTGCAGGGTGTCACGTCGTTCGGGCCCGGCAACTCGCTCATCGGTGCACAGATCAATCCCACTACGGACCCACGGCTCGCCAATGTCCAGGGAGCGGCCGATCAAGCGATGGGGAAGTACACGGGGTTTCAGGAAGGGCAATACGGGCCCCTCAGCATGAACACATCGCAGTCCGATGCGCTCTACAAGGAGTTGTTAGGCTTGGCCCGGAGCGGTGGCAGCGCCACGACGGTGGGCGGTCCGAGCCTACCACCCGAACTGACCGGCGCGATCGGTGACCTGACTAGACAGATCGGCTCCGGCCCGGACCGCGCGAAGTTGGCCGCTGATACGTTCGATATCCTCTCGCAGCGCGCGGCACCCGGCCGAGAGAAGGCGGTCCGTGAGTTGGGCCAGAAAACGGCCGCGCTCGGTCGCGTTGGAAGCGGCATCTATGGCTCTAACCTCACGGATCTGCAGACCAACTTCGACACGGAGGACGCGTTGAGTAAGCGACAGCTCGCGACGGAATCGGCTGGGCAGACACTGGCCGATCGTATCCAGTCGTTGAGTGCGCTGCAAGGGGTGTCCGGTGCGTTAGGCAGTGGCTACGCGGGCGCGTTACGTGCTGCGCAGCAAGCGGACAGCGACAAGTTCAACCGACTCTTCGATCTGACGCGCGATATCAGTGCGCGCGAAAGCGACCAGTACGGACGGGCCGCGGCTGATCGGAACTTCGCGGCTGGTCGCGAGAGCGAACTGTATGGCCGACGCCGCGGCGAATATGGGGACTTGTTAGGTGCAGAGAGTCAACTCTTTGGGCAAGGGCAGTCGGCGCGCGACGAGTTGCGTGGCGAGCGGGGCTATCAAGGCGCGCTCGAGGCGGACGCGATTCGTCGGCGGACGAGTCAACGCGATGCGGAAGAGAGTTATCTGGACAGCGCGGAACGGCGCCGGCAGGCCGAGATCGGTGGGCTCAGTGGCGCGTTCGGCGGACAGCCAACGGGCCTACAAACGCAGATCAGCCAAGGGCTCAGTGCGCAAGGCGCCGACGCGATTAGCGGGGCTGGCGACTGGCTGTCGCAGTACTTGCTGCGAAAGCAGATGGCGCGGCAACCACAGCCCGGCATGGCCCGACCGCCGAATGTCTACGTCCCGCCCATCAATATTCCTGACTACACGTACAACGACCCGCGATTTGGATAAGTCATGCCGAGCCTTCTCTCCTATCTCGCACGGGCCGCGCCGGGCGTTCTAGCCCGGGGCCAGCAGGGCCGTATGCAGGGCGAGCAGTTGCGCCGTCAGCAGGACCTAGCAGAGCAGCAACGCCAAGATGCCGAGAACCGCGTGATCGAGCAGCACATCATGGACGCCGCACGCTTTGCGGAGCAACAGCGGCAGTTCAATGTGAGCCAACAAGCCACGGCGGACGAGCGCACAGAAGCCCGCAAGTATCGCGAGTCGATGGATACGTACAATCGGGCCCGTCAGGCCGAGCAGGACGCACGCGCGGCCGCGGCTGCTGCATTGGCCCAGAGCAATGCTGATCGTATATACGGCATTCAGAAGGACCGCTTAGAGATTGAAAAGCGAAGACTAGAACGCATGGGACAGCCGAAGCCTGGCAAGCCGGTCTCTGAGGCAGGCGCGAACGCGTTGGCCGTCACACAGGGGCTTCTCAAGAGCGCGACGGATCTGCGGGCCAAGTTCGGGCAGTTCGTTGCGGAAGGTCAGAATGTCAGCGGTCCGATCCGCGGACGGATGTCGCCCATCCTGCAAGCGTTCCGCAGACAGCCGAGCGAGGTCACGAACGCGCAAGCTGGGCTGGCCAATCTGTCGTCGGACATCATGAAAGCGCGATCGGGCGGTGCGATCACGCCGCAAGAGTTTGAGCGGTTGGAGCCGTTCCTCGCAGATCGCAATACCGACGAAGTGTCGGCTCAAGACAAACTTGCGTCGTTGGTGCAGGAGCTCGGGCGCGTGCAGGAGGAGAAGCTGGAAGCGCTGGAGGACATCGGCCGCGACGTGAGCAAACTGAAGGGGCGCTATAGTCCTGAGATCGCTAGGATGCTGGAACAGTCGCGGGTGCCATCCATCTCCAGCAAAAGTGCGCGACCACCTCTAAGCCAGATGCCGAAATGAACGGCATGCAACCACCCAAACGGAAGCCGCTTCGTCCCGATCAATATCAGTGGGCGAAGGATAATGGCTACTCCGATGATGAACTGCGGGCCCAAGGCTATGATCCGCCGGCCGACTTCTCTGGCGTACAGGCTGGCTCAAGCACAACGGCACCGCTCAAGCCCATGCCGAAAACGGGCAAGGTTGCCGCGGCTGGTCGTGGCCTGATGGAATCGCTCTTGTTCGGCGGGAGCGATGAAGCAGCTGCGGCCCTGTCGTTCCGTCGGGACGAGGACGCGCCCTTGTCCGAGCTCGCGAAAGGGAGCGAACCGGGTGGCTCAACCGCACAGCGCTACAAGCAGTTCAAAGCCTCGCGCGAACAGGCACAGGCCGATCAGCCTGGCGCGTATCTCGGCGGCGAACTGACGGGACTGGCCGCGTCGATGGCGCTCCCGCTCGGTGCAGCCAAGGCAGCGCCGACATTGGTCGGTCGCGCGTTGCGGGCTGGTGGGACTGGTCTCGGTATTGGCGCGACGTCCGGTGCGCTATCCGCTGATGGTGGGCTCGCAGAACGTGCGAAGGGGGCCGCGCTCGGCGGGGCGATCGGTGGGCTCGGCGGCGCTGCCGCATCGCCCATCATCGAAGGTGTCGCCCGTGCACCAGCCGCAGTGCTGGCTGGCGTCGGTGCTGCGGGTGGCGCGCTAATGGGCGATAGTCCGATGGACCGATTGCAGAAAGCCGCGATTGGTGGCGCGTTGCTGGGCGGGCCTAAGACCATTGCGGCTACGGCCCGGTCGATCGTTTCGCCTCGATTCTCGGCGGGCGATGTGTTACGAACAGTAATGGGCAAGCCGCCGATCAAAGCGCCGCACTTCGCGGAAGAGCTAGCGAAAGCGACCGGGATCAAGCCGACCAACGTGCCCAAAGAACTAGCGACCATGCGGGTCGACCAGCTCGCGCAGTCGTCGCCGGAATACCAAGCTCTCTGGGCGCAGCATCAGGCGCCAGTAGACGATCCGCTGCTCGTCGACATGATTCAGCAGAGTCCGACGCTCCGTGATGCGAAAAAGCGGGCGATCAACACCATGCGTGAGTTCAAGTTGCCGGTGAGCCAAATCAAGAGTGCGACAGGGGAGAGAACCGTCCTGCCGACGCCGCAGATGCTGCACTTCATGAAGATGGAAGTCGACAAGGACATCGCGCAGCTCGTGGCAGGGAAGGTACGACCCGGCCAGTCCACCAACATCGCGGCCAAGACGCAGACGCTCAACACGTTCCGCGATTACATCGAACAAGCCGTCCCTGGCTACGCGGAGGCTAACGCCACGTTTGCCGCGTCATCGGCCAAGCTCAAAGCGTTGCAGCAGGGTGCGAAGGCATGGCCCAAGAGCGCAGATGAGATTGAGTTCATGACGCAAGGGATGGCACCCGAGGAGCTAGAAGCATTCCGCACAGGGCTCGCTAGTCACGTCTACAAACGGATCAATGACAGCAAGCCAGGCAGCGACGTGCTTGGGTCGCTCCTCGGCACGGAAGTTGGCACTGCTGGGGCGCCAGATAAGCTCCGTCGGCTGCGCGTCCTGTTTCCTGACGAGGCATCGTATCGGACGTTTGAGGAGAAGATCCTGCGACAGAAGCGGGACATTGGCGCCAAGACGATCGCGACACAGCGTGGCGCGGCTGGCTTGTTGGGTCGCACGCCGCTCCTCATGCAAGCACTGACTGGACAAGGCCAATGAGTCAACTCAACGACTTTATCGCGGCCAAAATGCACAAGATGCAGGACGAAGATCGGCCGCAGAAACAGAAACTTGCGATCGCCTTCAGTTATGCGCGTAAGGAAGGGCTCAAGGGCGCTAAGAAGAAGCCGTCCATGCTCGAGCGCATCTTCAAGAAATGACGACGCTCACCACGATGTTCAAAGAGGCGAACGGCGACTATTCCTCCGTCCGCGTCGTTGGCATCGCGATTGGGCTGGCGACGGCATTCTTTCTTTTCTCGTTAGGCCTCGCATGTACGATCGCGGTCATCAATGGCAGGCACGAAAGCCTGCAGTGGACGATGGCGAGCGCGGCCGCAGTGGTAGCTGCGGGTAGCTTCGGTGCGGCCAACGTGCTGAGCAAACGCACGCCGGCGGTGGATGCTGTGGTGCAGCAATGATGATCGTCCGGCTCTGCGGGCTCATCGTGTTTCTGATCATTGCGATCTCTGCGGCCGTGGATATTCGGCACTCGCTGACGTCGAGCGACCCGCACCCGCTGATCACCGGGACGCATGCCGCCATGCTGCTGATCGCGCTCTTTGCGGTTAGTATCACGAATGAACGACTGAGCAACCAACTGCTTCGCGCCCTGGCGATCCTGCGTGGCATCAAGCCAAAGACGGACGAACATCCGACGCATCGCCCGCGCCGACGCAAACCCTCACGAGGTGATCCATGAGTACGATACGTGTCGCGATTGAGCACTTGCAGCGCGAGCGGGATATCCTGTCGGACGAGAAGCAAGCGCTTGCCACGGAGTTGCTGCAGTTCCCGCACTCAAATCGGCCGATTGGGGAAGGCCCAGAGAGCGGGGACTATGTGACGTGGATTCACACCGTGCCAGGCAACGAAGCGACGGCCGACGCTTATGACCGACTCTACGCGAAGCATCAGACGGCGGTTGCGCGCTATGAGGCGAACGTGGCTGTTACTCGGCAGTTGGAGGCGTGGCTCCGTACGTGAACAACCCGTTCCGTGAGCCCATCCAAGTAGAGGCGTTGCATTTCTCGGGCTACGAAGATCGCTGTCCACAGTGTAACTGGCGATCGGCGTATATCTCAATGTGTCACGCGCGACTCAAGTGTCGCATGCCAGCAGGCGTAGAGCACCGGCACGTCGAGTGCGTCCGCTGCGGTATGACCCGGATTGAGCGTGTGCTGCCGCTCGATGCCGATGTGCCGCTTGAGCCGGCAGAGGTTGAAGCAATGACGGCGTGTCTTTCGCGACACTTTCACTGTCAGGTGCGGCCCATCGAGGAGTATTGTCAACGATTGGATTTCTGGATGGAGCGGATGGTTGAGCGCCTAACGGCGAGCCAATACGAGGATGATCGCGCGAAAGTCGAGTGGTTGCGATGGGTCCGGCTGCAAATCAGGAAGTCCAATCTTCTCGCTCGGACCTTGTACAATTGGGAAGACGCTCGAACGACACCATGTCCGGTCCATCAAGGCCGGTGGGCAGGCATCGGAATCTGCGTGCACGGCTGTGATGAAACCGGCTGGCTGCCCAACGAGTTAGGGCCATGAATAAGTGGCGTCCCTACCTCCCCCACGCGTTAGGCGCAGCCGCGGGGCTGTGCCTGATCGGCTTTGGCGTCCAATGGTGGCAGCATCGCAGTGTCGCCCGTGAGCTCGTGCACGCACGATCGACCGCCTTGGCGGCGGCGCAGCACGATGACTCGGTAAGCAGGGTCAACGCGGCGCAGACGGGGCGCATCATCGCCCTCACGCGTAGCGCAGAACAAGCCGACAGTACGGCCGCACTCTGGCGGCGGCGGGCGTTGGCGAACGAACGCGCGCTCGCGCAATTCGCAACGACACGGGACCAACTTCGGGACTCGCTCCGGCTCAGTACGACGGGCGCGGATTCCTTGCCCGTGTTGGTGCGACTGGTCAACACGCTCACGAGCGAGACGACCGCGCTGCGGCAAAGTTTGGGCGCGGCGCTCTTCGCGGACTCGATGCGCAAGCACGCGGTGGATTCGCTCACCACGGGCCATCTGGCCGACAGCGCGCGCTACGAGCTCGTGGTGGTTTCGAACAAGCAACTGCGGGCTGCCCTGACGGACGCGCAACGGGCGCTGGCTCGCGCGGAAGCGCCGTGTCGGATCTTGTTCTTCAAGTGTCCAACACGCACATCGGTCGCAGTGGTCGGTGGGGCGGTCGGCGCGGGTGTGACCTATCTCCTCACGGCGAAGGGCGGATGATGCAGGCGACTGGCTTCGAGGTCACGCCGGGCGTGTGGCTCGGGGCGGCGTTAGGCGTGATTATCGTCGGCATTGGGACGTTGATCCGCATGAACTTCACGCTACGCGATCGGTCCGGCCGGATGCTCCAGACGTTATACGGTGATGAGAAGACACCGGGTCTCGTCAAAGACGTTGAAGACATGAAGGACGAAGTCACCACCACACGCAGTGACATGGCGCTCACCAAGCACACGATGGAATCCATGGAGCGGCGGCACGAAGAGATGGCGAAGAATCTCGGTGCGATTTTGCGCGGCGAAGGTCCATTTAAGCCCTGGCGCGGCCGATCATGACACCAACGGGCGATTACTCCGTGCGGGCAGACACGCCGACTAATGGACGCGAACTCCGTCGCGCGCTCAAGAGCGACATCCGCCGCGGCTTCTTTACCGCGGTCTGGTTCGTCGCGTTGCTGTTCGCCGTCTCCTACGGCCTCCGCACGTTAGGCGTTGGTCGCGGCGCGCGGACACAGTCGGCGCACACTGCGGCGACGGTTGAATCGCTTCAGGCCAGATCCGATACCGTGATCCGTCTCCTGCGGGAGATTCAAACGCTGGTGGAGAAATAATTCAAGATGCCTATCTTCGGTGTCGTCCCGAAGGAGGTCCCGGCGCAGCGCACATCCGCTGGGTCCGCCCCCAAGCTCGTCGAAGCCGTCAACGCTATGCTGGCCGACCTCGCAGGCGGTCTGCCGGAGACGCCATTTGAGTGGCTGCGCACCCCTGAACGACAGACATTTCTCTATGGCTTCTCACGCATCTATGACGACGGTCGTGGCAATGTCACCAACGCAGCGACGCACTTAGAGAGCTGGCACGGATTCGGGTTGGCCTGCGACATCGTGGAGAAGGACGCGACGCCGTGGAACGCACCCGTGTCCTTCTGGAACGACATAGGGGACGCCGCCGAAGCGCACGGGCTCACATGGGGCGGACGTTGGCGACGGCCCGACCTGCCACACGTGCAGTGGGGACGATGCCCGCTCAAGCCAAGCGATGCGGACCGTATCCTCTACGGCGTGCAGGGGATTCATGCCGTGTGGGACAAGTATGGAGCGGCCTAAGGTTTGGTTTGGACCCTAATGAGAACCTAAAATGGGAATGTTCGATTATCTCTCTTGTGAGTATCCTCTCCCCGAGGGTGCCCCAGTGAATGGGTGGCAGACAAAGGACACGCCAGCCCAATACATGGAGACGTATAGGATCACTAGGGATGGGTTCTTGTTTGATGAGAATGGTGTGGCGCTGCCAGACTACCACGGGGACTTGTGGTTCAGCCATTCCAATGTGACTAGCCGTGGGCCAAATGGCTATATGACTCAGGATGGGCAGCCATACCGAACCTGGCGCTTCGTTGCCCGATTTACTGATGGAAGGCTAACCAGGCTGGAGGGTGGCTTGGTCCCCCCGACTGGAATATTCCAGGGCTCCCCGATAAGCCCAAAGGAGTTTTACAGGAAAGAATAGTGTGGGTGGCCTAACGATGCATGATCTAGATCTCGGTGGCGGATACGGCCTTACATATTTCGCGACAATCACCTTGAACTTGAGGCGCGACAGCGCGCCGGGCAACCTCTATGAACCGCGTCCTGCGTCGGACCATTGCTGTCAGTTTCGCCGTGCTCAGTACAGCGTATGCCGCCCCACTCACTGCGCAACAATGCGATAGTGCGTTCGCGGGATGGGTGAAGCAGAATCTCGACTCCGTGACTGCGGCTCATGTGAAGGTATCGAGTATTCTGCAGCCGCTGTATGTGCCGTCGGAGCTCGGGACCGCGACAGCTCGAGTGCGCGACTCCGTCGCGAAGGTGTGTCGGAATGTCCCACCCCCTCCTGTCACGCCCCCTCCTGTCACACCGCCGCCGACACCACCGACCACGGGGAACGTGCCAAGCACGCCGCCCGAACTGCCGCGCGCAACGGTCGACGTGAGCTGGCCGACGCCGACGCGAACGATTACCGTAGCGGCTAGTGGAAACCTGCAGGTAGCCCTCGATAGCGCACGTCGCGGTGACGAAATCGTCCTACCTGCAGGCTCCACCTGGACGCGGAACATCGTCCTCAATGCCAAGCCGGGTGCCTGCACGCAGTACGTGACCGTGCGGACCAGTGCGATCGGCAGCCTGCCCCCGCTCGGCAGTCGCATCGATCCCGTCCTGCACAAGCCCGCATTGGCACGTATCGAAGGACCGGATGTGACCACGCCGATCCAGACCGCCCTCGACGCGTGTGGCTGGCGGCTGGTCGGCCTTGAGATCACCGTCGCACCGACGCTCGCGCCGTGGCCCGCGACGAACCCCCAGCAGGGGCTCATCTACATGGGCAACCCGTACACGGTCGACACGCTCCGGCAAGGGTCGTATATGATCCTTGACCGTTCGTGGGTACACGCGCGCGCGTCCGACAACTTGAGTCGCTGCGTGATGTTGGCCGGCGCGCATCTGGCCGTCATTGGGTCGGTCCTGCAGGACTGCAAGGCCACGAACAAGGACTCGCAGGCGATCGGTTCGTGGCGTGGGTGTGCGGTCTGTCTGATCGAGAACAATCGACTTGAGGGCGCCGGCGAAGTCATTCTCTTTGGCGGCGATGTGGCACCGAACGGCGTCGTGGGCCATGACCTCACGATCCGCCGCAACATCATGACCCGGCCGATGGCGTGGCAGACGCAAGGCTGGACGGTCAAGAATCTCTTCGAGCTCAAGAACGCGCTCCGCGTGCTGGTGGAAGAGAACATCTTTGAGAATCACTGGTGCTGTGGCCAGCAGGGGCCCAGCATCATGCTTGGCACGCTGGACAATCCGTGCACCTGGTGCATCGTGGCCGACGTGACGTTCCAGTGGAATCTCATTAACAACGTCAGCGGCGTGTTCAACTTGGTGGACCGTTACGGCAACGCGCAGCGCATGGCGCGCGTCAAGATCGCCAACAATCTCGCGACGAACGTGCAACCGTTAGGTGGGCAGCAGCCGCGGTGTTACATCATCCAGCAGGAGATTCACGATCTCTGGATCGAGCGGAATACGTGCGGGGCACCGTACGGTTATGTGATGATCTTTGGGCCGCCCAAGACGCGCTTCACCTTCCGCGCGAACGCCCAGGCGACGGCATCGATCTATACGTGGTGGAGCTCGGGCGGCCAGGGCGATGCGTCGTTTGCCTCGACCTTGCTTGCGCCCTATGTGATCGACAGCAACCTGTTCGTGGCCGCGAGCGCTTCGCTGATGCCGAGCGGGAACACGCGGGTGGCGGTCACTGGTCCGATTCCGGCCGGTGTCGGGGTCGATCAGGCGGCACTCCAGGCGAGGCTGCAGGGCGTGCGGTAAAAGCGTTCGGTAAGAGCTAGGGCTAACCATCGATAGTATGTACCAGGCGCCAGAGCATGACGCACAATCAGCTTCGGAAGTCGATAGAGAACTGCGTCGTGAATTTGTCCGGGCAGTTTCAGGCAGAGTCGCTCCGCCGCCGAGGACCAAACTGCGAGAGGCGTATCTTGATGGATTGCATGTCGTCCGCGGTCTCCAAGAAAACAGCCAGCTCGACAAAGAGTCCGCCGAGCGCCTTA